CGCATCTATGAGAGCGGCGAGCGGACCGTGGAGCTGAAGGGAACAGCAAAGGGTGTGTGACAGGCCGGGGAGCCTAAAAAAGAAAGGAGAAGCACATGGAACGGGATGTGATGATGAAGTCGGCGCAGCAGGTCGGAGAGGTCGTGCAGGGCATGGCGGAGGGCTCGCGCGAGCGCATGGGACGGGAGTATGCCTCCGCTTACGAGGCGTGGGCCGTCCTCGCGGACGGGCTGGAGCGGGCGAAGAACGACATGAAGGCGCTCGAAAAGCTGCACACGGACCTCTGGAAAGCCACACGCGAGGGCAACGAGGACGAGGTGCTCATCGAGCTGCGGCAGGCCGGTCCGAGCGCGACGCTGCTCAGCGCGCAGCTCGCCGCCCTCGCAGCCGAGGCGCAGCGGGCCGCGGAGGAGCTTTGACGGCTGATTTATCACAGCGCGCGGCGGTGCCGCGCAGGGTCTCGGCGGTGACGGCGGGGTCCTGCGGAGCACCGGGGCAGGGAAAAAGAAAGCCGCCCGCGGAAGCGGGCGGTGGAACGTCAATCAAGAGTACAGAGCTCCGGAGGGGTTTCGCGAGAAAAGGAGTAGTAATGCTTGTACACTGAGTTCGAGCAGTCGATAGAAAAAGACTGGGAGTATTTGTTGCCAAAAATATCGGAGTATTCAATTTTACATTGTAATGAAACTTGGGCGGGAGTACTAAGGAGAATAAGAATATTCTGCGCTGTACTGAGAGAATGAAAACTCGCGATACTGCGGTTTTTCATTTCGCCCAAAGTAAAGGTAAGCAGGGGGTTTAAGGCGGGACCTAAGCCAATATTTTTGAGCGATAAGTTGCATCGCACCCATTCATCAGCATCAAATTCCTCGAGGAAATCATAATAATCGCTATTGCAGGCATTAGGAATTCGAGCAATTTTTCCATCGGGGGAGAGTGCGATAAACATATCGTATTCATCTGGAGATTTTGCGGCAAGGTTGCGGTCTACAAATACCGAAAACACGGGAAGGACGCTGCAGCGCTGGGCTTCGGCAGTCTCCTCGTGGAGGCGCTTGGACTCGGCCTGACTGTGGAGCAGGGCGGCGATGGCGGGAATGCAGCCGATGGCGCCGCCGAGATAGCCACCCCAAAAGCCGAGCCAGTCACTGGAGGTAAGCGTGGACAGCGTCGGAATGGGGAGGTACATTGCACCGTTGACCGCAGCGGCAAAAAGCAGTATGGCGGCGACATATTTCCAAAGCCAATGGGTAGGTTCCTTATTTTTCTTCATAGAACACCTCGTTTCGTTCGGGTGCTTCCATAATATGGCATGGGTCGAAAAATGTAAAGATATAAAAAGCGACATTATTTATAGGTAGACTACGCGCACGCGCGCGTAGTTCGGGCTTGTAACCAATCTTAACTTAACGTACACGAAGGATAGAACGGAGGGCGGGATCATGTATTTTGGCAGGACCTTCAACCGCGAGCAGGTATATGTCTGCGGCGGCTACCTCGACGGAGACATATATCCTGTCTTTCAGAGACCAGGGACGCGGAGAAAGAAGTGCAGGCCGACGGGGGAGATCCAGCAGAAGCTGAACCAGAAGAACGCGGAGAAGAGACTGACCCGTTTGGTACACATGAACTTCACGGAGCGAGACCTTGCGCTGCACCTGACCTATGACGCGGAGCACGAGCCGGAAACGGCGGAGGACGCGCTGCGGATCGTGCAGAACTACCTGAAGGTACTCAAGCGCCGCTATCGGAAGCTGGGGCTTGTTTTCAAATACATCCTGTCAACGGAATACGGCGGACGCGGCGGACGCATCCACCATCACCTCATCGTCAGCGGCGGTGTGGACCGCGACACACTGGAGAGCCTGTGGGGACGCGGCTACGCGAACAGCAAGCGTCTGCAATTTGGGGAGGCGGGCGTGACCGGTCTCGCGCATTACATCGCCAAGGGCGGTGCGAGCTATAAGCGCTGGAGCGGGAGCCGCAATCTGGTGCAGCCCGTGGCGGCCGTGTCGGACGGCAAGCTGACGGCGAAGGAGGTCAGGGAGCTGGCCGAGGATGCGGAGGGCGGGCTTGCCCATGTGTGGTTCGAGGAGCGCTATCCGGACTTTGAGCTGGTGAGCTGCGAGGTGCAGCGCAACGGCATCAATCAGGGCGTGTACATCCACTTTGAGATGCGGCGGCGGTGTTAGGAAAGGTTAAGGCCCCGCGCGGAGAGGCGCGCGGGACTATGATTTTATTTTTAGCGCAAAGGAGGCCAAGGTGAAAAAGCTGCGCGGGGTACATATCAGCGAGAACCGGCAGAAATTTATCCGTTACACCTGCTTGACCTACGAGGACCAGCCGGCGGCGCTGCAAAGAAAGATCGACAAGCTCCTCGCGGAATGCGGAGGGGCTTATGAGAGCGCCCTGCGGGAAGTCATGTGCGGCGAGGAGAGCATCACGGCCATCGCACTGCGCCATTTTGTCAGCGAGGCGACGCTGTACCGCCTGCGGAAAGGCTTTTACGAGAGCTGGTTCAAAAAGGGGAGAAAAAGGACTTGACATTGTTATAGCTACATGGTATATTGTAGCTATAACAAAGGAGGTGCGAAAAATGGCTCCCGCTTCGAGAGCCGAGTATTTCAGAGAACGCAGGAAGACCATTGCGCAGTTCAACGTGTCCGTGCCAAAGGAAAAGCTGGATGCGCTGGAGGCGGTCCTAAAAGAGAAGTCGCAGACCAAAACGCAGTGGCTCAATGAAAAAATCGATGAAGAACTCGGCAAATAGAAGAACACCCGCCCGAGCCGATCAAAGCGTGGCGAGTGTTCAACGTACCTCGGAGGAAGCCCTCGTCGGTAAATCCATTCTACCACAGGGAAGTCCTCCACACAAGAAAGAATTTCAGGAGGATAGTATGGCATACGAAAAAGACTACGAGCGCATGATAAAGTACATCGCCAAAACCGTGAAGAACAAGGCTGTATATGACCTGACGATCATGGAGCTTGACACGCTTGTATCTGCGCAAAAAGAGCAGGGGATGTGCGAAGCCCTGTCATTGGCGTTCCTCTATGGGCGCGCCAAGGGCTACCGCATGGCAAAGGCGGAGGCGCGGACATGAGGTACATCGTCGGAATGGACGCGCTGTGTGAGGCGGTCGAGGAGCTGCGCGGAGACGGACAGGACTTCGTGGAAGTGGAGCTGTGTGAAGCGGACGAGCGTGGGCGGGCCTGTGTGATGCTCTGCTCGTGGAAGGTCGGAGAACGCGGCCGGCAGACAAGCAGGCTGTATATCGAAAAGTGAAAGAAGCCGGAAAACGGCAGTGAACGGGAAAAGCCCCGTTCACTGCCGTTTTTTGCGCCCTTTTGTGGTATTAGCGATTGATGATAACGGGCACTCGTTATGTGTTACGCTTATAGCAGAACGAAACGAGGGGAGGCGGCGGGATGAGCGGAAGGAGCAAGAAGAGCTTTCCGGCGGAAAGAGCGCTGCAAATGACCGCGCGGCAGATCGGCGCGCACCTCAACGACCGGGAGAAGAAATTCGCGGCGGAATACCTCCGTGACCTCAATCAGACGCAGGCGGCTATCCGCGCCGGCTACTCGGCGGGAAAGGACAATGCCTCCGCGGCGGCGACGGCCAGCCGGCTGATGCGCGACCCCTGCGTGCGGGCCTACCGCGCGGCGCTGATCCGCGAGAGCGTGGAGGATATGGACGTGAGCCGCGAGTCGGTGGTGCTCAAGCTTTTGGAGATCTATCAGCGCTGTATGGCGGCGGTGCCGGTGCTGGAATGGAACAGCGATACGCAGAGCTGGGAAAAGAGCGGGGAGTGGCGCTTTGACGCGAGGGGCGCGGCGAAGGCGCTCGAGCAGCTCACAAAGCTGCTCGGGCTGGATGCGCCGGTGAAGCTCGACGCGGGCGGCGACGGGCTGGAGGCTCTGCTGGGTGCGCTGCAGGGGGAGAAGATCTACTGATGCGCACGGAGACGGAGAATCTGGTGCGGCGGCTGAAAAACCCGCGGTGGTACATCGAGCACTTTCTCTGCATTCGCACGAAGAAGGGAAAGCTGGCGCGGCTGGTGATGAAGCCGGCGCAGCGAAAGCTCTATGAGGTGATGAAGCGGGAGCATGACGCGGGGCGGCCTGTGCGCATCGTGATCCTCAAGGCGCGCCAGCTGGGATTTTCGACCGTGACGGAGGCGGTGTTCTTCCACGACAGCGCGACGCGCCCGCTGGTGCGGACGCTGATCGCCGCGCACCGCGAGGACGCGACGGCGAACCTGTTCAAGATGAACAAGATCTTTTACGACAATCTGCCCGCGGCGCTCAAGCCGATGCGAAAGAACAGCAACGCGCAGGAGATCGTGTTCGAGAATCCGACGAAGGACGCGGCGGAGAAGGAGCGGAATCCGGGGCTGATGAGCTCGATCCGCTGCGTGACCGCCAAGGGCGGCGGCATCGACCGAAGCGACACGCTGACGAACGTACACGCTTCTGAGGCGGCCTTTTGGCCGCAGATGGAGGAGACGTTGGACGCGCTGCTGCAGGCCGTGCCGGACGATCCGGACACGGCGGTGGTGATCGAGAGCACGCCGAACGGTTTCAACGCCTTCAAGCGCTTTTGGGACGCCGCGGTGGACGGCACGGTGGCCTTTGTGCCGCTGTTCTTCCCGTGGTTCGACGAGCCGGAATACCGTGCGCCGGTGCCGGACGGCACGGAGTGGACGGAGGAAGAACTGGCGATGAAGGCTGCCTACGGGCTCGACGGGGAGCAGCTCATGTGGCGGCGGAACACCATCGCGGGAAAGCTGCGCGGCGACGCGGAGAAGTTCCGGCAGGAATACCCGAGCTGCGCGGAGGAGGCCTTCCTGATGAGCGGCGATCCGTTCTTCGACAACGCGAAGCTCCTGCTCTGCCTGAAGGCGGCGCCGAGGGTGCTGCGGCGGGGGCGGTATGTCTACGCCGAGAGCGAAAATCTGCGGCCGGAGGGCTGGACCTGGCAGGAGGCCGCGGACGGCGAGATCAGCATTTACGCCGAACCGGAGGAGCGGGCACCGTATGTATTCGGCGGCGACACAGCCGGCGACGGCAGCGACCGCTTCACGGCGCACGGGTTGGACAACCGCACGGGCGGCCAGACGGCGCAGCTGTGGTACGACGGCGGGAGCGAGCTGTGGTACGCGCAGCAGCTCTATTGTCTCGGTATGGACTACAACGGCGCGCTGCTCTCGGTGGAGATCAACTATTCGACCTACCCCGAGCGGAAGCTGGAGGAGTGGGGCTACCCACGGCTCTATATCCGCGAAAAGCCGGACGACCGCACGCGGGAGCTGGATACGAAGAAGTTCGGTTGGCGGACGGACCAGCGGACAAGGCCGCTCATTCTGGCAAATCTGCATACGGTGGCCGATCAGACGGCGGATATGCTCGCCTCGGAAGATCTACTGCGGGAAATGCTGACCTTTGTACGGAACGAGGAAATGCGGCCCAAGGCCGCGCCGGGCGAGCACGATGACCTTGTGATGGCGGCGGCCATCGCGCACTGGAGCCGCGCGCAGCAGAGCTATGAGCTGCTGGCGGAGGAGGAAGAGAAGCAGACGAAGCTCATCGACCGCCTTGACCCGCGGCACAAAAAGCACAGGAGGACGAAATGAATCTGTTTTGGAAGAAAGAAAAGACGCCGGACCCGGAGACCTACAAAAACGGCCGCGTATACGATTACACGACTGAGGAGGGCCGTGTGGCCACAGCGGAATGGCTCTTCGAGCAGGCAAAAAACGAGCGCACGGCGGTTGAAGACGGCTGGGTGAGAAATGAGGGCTATTACAGCTTCGTACACGCTGCCGCGGCGGAGATGCGCGAAGCGCTGGAGGAGCAGGGGATCAACTGGACGCCGGCGGTGGTGCCGGACCCGTTCATTCAGGTGGAAAGCCAGCTCGTGCCCGAGGTGCCGCAGCCGGAATTTCACGGCCGCGACGACGATGCCGACGGCGAGAAGGCGCGCAGGCGGGAGTTTGCGGTGCGCTACATCGTGGAGGAGAACCGCATCAATGACATGAACACCTCCAACGAGCGCAGGCTGCGCAAGCTGGGAGACGCCTTTTGGAAGGCCTATTGGGATGAGACGATGCCCTGCGGCGAGCAGAGCGGCAACATCCGCATCAAGGACGTTTCGCCCGAGGACTTCTATCCCGATCCAACGGCAGGGCGCGAGGGGCTGGAGGCGTGTGAGTATGTGGATTACGTCTATACGATGCACAAGCTCAAATTCTGGCGGCTGTACCACGACGTTCTGGAGAAGAAGGGCATTCTGCTGGAGGACCTTTTGCAGACGCAGTACCGCGTGGAGGACGGATTGTTTGAGCCGGTCACGTCCGGGACGCTCGCCCGCGACGACATGGTGCAGATCCTCGAGCACTGGTACCGCAATCCGTGCGATACGGAGGAGGCGCCGGCGGGCGCGATCGGCTGCACGATGCAGGCCGGCGGCGTGGAGATCAAATGGATCCCGAATTACTGGGAGAAGACCGGTCGGCAATGCAGGCTTTTTCCTTTCATCCACTACTGGTGCATCCGCGATGAGACACAGTTCTGGAACCGCTCGGAGCTCGATCCGATCCTGTCCCTTGTGGACGCGGCGGACCGGCAGATCGCCATCGGGCAGCTCAACGACGCCATGATGGCGAACGACATCGTGCTGGTGGAGGAGGGTGCGCTGGCGGACGGCTCGGAGTTTACGAATGTGCCGGGTGCGCAGGTGATGGTGAAGCAAGGGCGCATGGGCGGCGTGGCTCGCCTCGGCGGGCTGAACAACGGCATTCAGAGCGTGAGCGCAGTCAACTGGTTCCTCGACCAGATCCAGCGCACGAGCCGTAACTACGACTCCAACAACGGACGCGAGACGGCAAGGGTGACGACGGCGAGCGGGCTTTTGCAGCTGCGCGGCGACGCAGAGACACAGCAGAAGCTCAAAAAGGCGGACCGCGACGCGGGTTTTTGCCGTCTCTATGAGCTGCTGGACTGGCTGGCGCTTGAATACTTCGACGATGACCGCCTGCTGTTCATCGGGGCAAAGAAGAAGGGCGAGCAGCCGCAGAGCCTTACCTACAACGGCGACGACTTCGCGCGGCGCGCCGGCGTCAGGGTCGATATGCTGACGGCGGCGGTCACGGATGAGGGCTTTGACTACTATCCGCGTGTCGACGTGACGGTGACGGCAGGCGATGGCCTGAGCAAAAATCCCGCGACGACGGTGGAGGTGCTGGACAAGCTGGCCGCGAGCCGGATCACGGCGGACAACTGGGAACTGCTGGCGGCGGAGCTGGAATACCTCGACATCCCGCAGAAGCAGGAGATCATTGAAGGCTGGCGGCGTAAGTTTGCGCCGACGGTGCCGCCGGAGGTCACGCAGGCGCTCGAGAGCGACCCGGAGCTGCTGGCGGCGGTGCAGGAGGCTGTGCAGGCCAATGCGGCGGCCACGGAGCCGGCCGCAATGTCTGACACGGAGCCGGATATGGCGGCTGGCATGATGCAGGGAGAAACGGCGGAGATAGCGGTGCAGCCTGTGGATACACAGGTGGTGGCGGCACTCTGACGGTCTCGATAAAATTTGTTCTTTAGGCCACAGGCCGGAAAGGAAAACAGAATGGACGATTTTAAGGCGACAGGAGCGGACTACAGTTCCGAAGAGCTCCGCAGCGGCGCACAGGAGAGTGTCGTGGACTCTCCGGAAAGCCGGACCGACGGCGATGCCGTCCTCGACGGCCGCGATGATTTCGTAGATCATCCGGAGGAACGCGGGCAGGAGGGCCCCGATGCTGGCGAAGGCAGCGGCGAAGACCGCGGCTCTGACGGCGCCGGTCAGGGCGAGGGGCAGACGAATACCCGCGCGGAAAATGCGGCCATCCGTGCCGCGCGCATCCGTGCTCAGCGGGAAGCTGAGACACGGATGGGGGCGAGGCTGGATGAGGAGATCGCGTCGAGCGGCGTTCTCAATCCGTACACGGGAAAACCCTTTGCAAACATCAAGGAATTTCGCGAGTACGGCAAAAAGCTGCGTGAGGCGGAGCTGAGCGAGCAGGCGAAAAAGAGCGGGAAAAGCGTGGCGGAGCTGACTGAGGAGGAAGCAAACCGCGCGTTTCTCACCGATCTGCGCCGGCGCGAGGAGGCGAAGAGCGCAGAACAGGCAAAAACACAGGAACGCAGGGCCTTTATTGAGAACGACGTGATCGACTTCGTGACGAAGCACCCCGACGTGGACGTGGAGAAGCTGGAAAACAATCCGAGCTTCCGGCGCTTCGCGGGTTCGCGCTTCGGCAGAGAGCCGCTCTCTGCGCTCTACGAGGACTTCTGCGGCCTCGTGAGCGAGGCAGGGCGCTCGGGCGCGGAGAAGGCGGTGAGCCGCGCAAGCCGCTCCACAGGGGCGGGGAGCAGCGGCGGCGCGGCATTGACTCCGACGCAGCAGAGGGAGCTGGACCGCTGGAACGCGGAAAACCCCGACATGGCCATGACGGCCAAGGAATTTCTGTCCCGATGAGGACAAGAGAGGAGAAACGATATGAAGCTCTACCAGAAAGCGGACGGCGGTGTGCTGTCCTCCGCCCGCGAATATGACATTGCCCAGACGACCGACATCAAGGAGGGGACGCTGGTGAAGATCGCGGCCGGCCTTGTGGTCGCCTGCGACGGCACGAGCGCACCGATCGGCGTGGCGGCGGAAACGCACAGCGGCGTCGCCGACGCGCTCAACCCGAGAAACGACGGAACGAAGATCCTGGTGCACGATGCGCCTGATGCCATCTTCCGGTGCGCGGCTCCAAAGGCGGCGGCGACCGGCGGCACGGTGCCGCTGTCGCTCGTGGCGGATGTGTATACCGCTCGCGGCCTTTGCCGACGACGACTTCATCGGCGGCTATCTGAAGCTCGTGAAGAAGGGCACAAACTCCACCAACGCCGACGCCATCGGCACGGTGAAGCGCATCACGGACTCTGCCTACGCGACGAGCGGCACGGTCACCACGCTCACGGTGGCGAGCGGTGCGACAGCCTGCGAGGGTGACGAGTTCGAGATCTACCCGCCCTTTGGCTTCAAGAAGGCGGCGCTGGACAGCGGCAAGCAGAAGATCGTGCTCACGTCCACCGCCAGCTCGAAGCTGAAGGTCGTGGGCCGCGGCGACGGCTTCGTGGACCTGATGGCCAGCGAGCACGCCCTCGGTGTGGAAGAGTAAGAGAAGAAAGGAAGGCAAAGAACAATGCTTGGTTGGAAAACGGACAACTACAAATTCGTTGGCAAAGCGTTCGATATGCGCTATGCCAACCGCATCAACACCCTCGCGCCGCTGCTCGGCACGAAGACCACCAACTCGATCGACTATGAGCTGACCGGCGCCGGCGGCTTCGGCGAGATGCAGCCCTACGACGGCGAGAACGTCAATAAGGGCAGCTTGAAGCGCGGCTTCAAGACCATCATCACGCCGGGCGAATTTTCGACCTCGATCCCCGTGGGGTACAAGGAGGCCAAGATCGACAAGAGCGGCGAGTGCCGCAAGGTCGGCACCCGCCTTGCGGACAGCGCGAGCATGACGGTGTATATGCACGTTCTGCGCTGCTTCGGCGGCGCGTGGGACCCGAATGCCGTCGGCGGCGACGGCAAACCGTGGGCCTCTGCTGTGCACCCCGTGGCGAGCCGCGGCAGCGTGGGCCGCAAGTTCATTGTGGATGAGGACGCGGGCAGCTATTCCAATGTGATGAGCGACGCGCTGAGCGTCTCCGCCATCACGGCGGCGCAGAGCATGGCGAACCGCTTTATCACGCCGGACGGTCTGCCGTTCCTGTGCGAGATGGATACGCTGCTCGTCGGCCCTGAGCTGGAGGCGACCGCCAAAAAGCTCTGCGGCGACGATGCCCGCCTCGATCCCGAGAGCGCGGCGCACGGCGCGAACCCCGTGCACGGCCTGAAGTACATCGTGGTCGGCGGCGGTGAGGACGGCTTCACGAAGAAGCAGTGGGCGGTCTGCGACCGCAGGCTGATGAAGGAGCTCTTTATGCTCGTGTATATCACAAAGCCGCAGGTGCTGCAGAGTCAGCTCGACAATCCCTTGATCGACATGTACACCGCCTATGCCGACTTCGGTATCGGCTGGGGCGATGCGCGTCAGATCATCTTCTCGAACCCCGCGTAAGCAGACGGAAAGGGCCGGCGGCGGCGTGAGCCGCCCTCCGGCCTTTTTGCATGGAAAGGAAGGGCAATATGGAAAAAGTGATCGAACGGATCGAAAAGGTCAAGGTCGGAACGACCGCGAAGGATATTGCGGCAGATCGCCGCGATTTCTTCCTGGAAAATGTGAGCGAAAGCGCGACGGTCTATTTCAAGGAAAAGAGCGAGGACGGGAAGGCCTGCACGGCCGAAAACGGCTTCGCGCTGCTGCCGAAGACCGTCTTCCCGCGTCCGCTGTGCGCCAAGACGCTCTCGGTCATTGCCTCGGCGGCGGACACGGATCTGCGCGTGCTGTACGTCGGGGAGGGCTGAGAGATGACGCTGGGGGAAGGCAAGCGCAAGGTGCTGATGCTGCTGGACGAGTATTCCGCCGGCGGCGAGCTGACGGTGGACGAGGACATCGAAAAGAAAATGGCCGATTTTTTCGACACGGCACAGAAGGATATGGCGAGCTTCAAGCGTATCATCCGCACGCAGGAGATCACGCTGACCGGCGGGGGGGGAGCGCGTGTGCTCTACGATCTGCCGGCGGACTTCGCGGGCACGTTCCGCATCTGGAAGGGGGACCGCCTGAAGCAGTATCCCATCATCGGCGGAAAGCTTGCGGCGGGGCCGGAGGAAACGGGTGCGCTGCTGCTGGAGTATTTTGCGGTGCCGGGCACCATCGGGCCGGACACGGCGGATACCTACACCTTTGAGGTAAGTGAGGATGCGGCTGCGTGTATGCCGTTCTTCGTGGCGGCGCAGCAGCTCATGCCGGATCTCGTGGTGGATTACTCCGCGTTCCTGAATACCTACTACGCGATGCGCAATGCGCTGGATGTAAGGCTGCCCGGCTGCGGCGCGGGCGGTGTGCGCCAGGCGCTGTTTGCGGGGAGGTAAGGCATGGCGAAGAGAAGCGGAACAAGCATCCGCACGAAGAAATATGAACGCTTCCGCGGCGTGGATTTTTCGGCCGATCCGGCTCTTGTGGACGACGCGCGCTCTCCGTGGGCGCCGAACATGGTGGCTGACATGGGCGGTATGCCGGAAAAGCGCCCGGGCTGGCGAACGGTGAAAATAGTGACAGGACAGGTCAACGGCCTGTACTGTGCGGAGTTTGACAGCGTGCGGCATTTGCTGGTCCATGCGGGGACAAAGCTCCTTCGGTGGTACACGGATGAAACGGCGGCGACGGAGCTGGCCGCCGGACTGCCGGATCAGCGCAGCATGGCGGTTTATATGGGCAGCTTCCTGTGGATCTTTACGGGGGCGAAGCTGCTGCGTTACGACGGAACGGAGGCGGTGGAAGCATCGAGCGCGGCGTATGTGCCGTTGACGATCATTTCACGCGATCCGTCCGGCGGCGGGCGGAGTTACGAGGCGGTCAATCTGCTCTCGGGAAAACAGAAGGTTGGTTTCCTGGCGGACGGCACGAGCACGGAGTACGTTCTGCCGTATCAGGACATTACGTCGGTGGACGCGGTGGAGGTGAGCGGCGAGACGCTGACCGAGGGCTTTACAGCTGATCTGACGGCAGGCAAGGTGACCTTCACCACGGCACCGGCCAAGCCTGATGCGGGCGCGGAGGATAACGTCCACATCACCTTTACAAAGACCGTGGAGGGATACACCGACCGCATCGGCAAATGCCGCACGGCGGTGGTGTGGGGCATCGGCGGTGCGAGCGATCGCATCATCGCGACGGGGAACCCGGATTATCCGAATGAGGACTTCATCTGCGGGTATCTGGATGGGACCTACTGGCCGGACAACAGCTATGCCATCGTGGGCACGGATGAGACGGCCATCGTCGGCTACCGGCGCATGGGAGAATACCTTGCCATCATCAAGGAAGACAATGGACAGGACAGCACCGTATTTCTGCGCAGCGGTGCGATCAACAGCGACGGCGAGCCGGAATTTACGGTCAAGCCCTGTCTGTCCGGCGCCGGCGGCGTGACACACTTCGGTTTCGGCAACATCGGCGATGAGCAGCTTATCCTGACGGGAAACGGCGTGTACGCGCTGACGACCAACAGCCTGACGGCGGAGCGCATCGTACAGAATCGAAGCTACCGCGTCGATCCGAAGCTGAAGGCGGAGGATCTGACGGATGCGGTGACGGCAAGCTGTGACGGTTCATACCTCATTTTTGCCGGAGGGCACGTCTATGGGCTTGACGGCAGACAGCCGAAGAGCTATCCGGCGCGGAACGATACGGCTTTCCTGTATGAATGCTTCTACTGGGAGGGGGTGCCGGCGCGCAGTGTGATGCGCATGATGGACGGTGTGGCGGAATCGCTGTGGTTCGGGCCGGCGGACGGAAGGATATGCCGCTTCAATACCGATATCGACGGCATGAAACGTTACAGCGACGACGGGGCCGCTATCACAGCCCTGTGGAGCACGAAGGCAGACGACGACGGTGATCCGATGGTGCTCAAGACCATGCTCAAAAAGGGTAATGCCGTGACGATCAAGCCGTATACACGCTCGAGCGTCAAGATCCTGTTCCGAACGGACCGCGACGCGGTGGCGTGGCAGGCGGCGGAGGGCACGATGGATATTTTCGACTGGGAGGATATCGACTTTGCCCGCTTTACCTTTAACGCGAACGACGGGCCGGCGGAGGTGCCGCTTAACCGAAAGGTGAAGAATTACAAGAGACTGCAGATCATCGTAAAAAACGATGCGGTCAACGAGGGCTTCGGTGTGTTCTCTATCGTCAAGCACTTTGTGACCGGCAATTTTGCAAAGAAGTGAGGTGGAAGGGATGTCATTGGGAAGTTACAAGATCAAGGATACCGACATTGCATCGAAGGGCGTGGTGGCGGCGCCGGACAAGCTGACCGGCTCGGCAGAGGAGAACAAGAAGATATTCGACCGACTGATCCGCGAGACCGTGAAGGGCGACTTCAACGGCCTGATCGATGCGCTGACGGCGGCGGGCGTGGAGCATATGGCGCTGCTGCCGGAAAATGCGGCGGGGTTCAAGTACATCCGCCTCAACAGCGACAAGGTGCTGGAGGTCAGCACGGATGGCAAGGCCTGGCAGGCAACCGGTTCTTCCGGTCACCTGATCATCGGCCCGGACGGACAGGCCCTCCCCCAGCGGAGTCGGATGCAGTTCACCAACGGCACGGTAAAGGACCAGAACGGCGTGACCTTGGTCACCGGCGTAAAGGGCGACAAGGGCGATAAGGGTGAGACCGGTGCGCAGGGTCCAAAGGGCGATACCGGCGCGCGGGGGCCCGTAGGCCAAGCCATTATTCCCTCGGTCGATCAGGATACGGGTCTGATGAGCTTTTCGCTCGGGGAAGCGGGCGCGGTTCCGTCGCCCGTGTATGTCAAGGGCCCGCAGGGCCCGCAGGGCGTACAGGGCCCGAAGGGCGACCAGGGTATTCAGGGTCCCACCGGCGCGCAGGGTCCGCAGGGCATTCAGGGCCCGAAGGGTGACAAGGGCACGGACGGTCGGTCGTTCGAGATCGAGGACGTCTACCCGACGCTCGCCGCCTTACAGACCGCTTTCCCCACCGGCGCAGAGGGCGCTTATCAGGTAAGCGCAAACGGTGAGCTCTACATCTGGTCCGAGAGCAATGAGGCATGGACGAGCATCGGCGCATTGCAGGGGCCGCAGGGTCCCCGCGGTCCGCAGGGCGTACAGGGCATCCAAGGCCCGCAGGGTGAACAGGGGGTGCAGGGTCCACAGGGCGAGCAGGGCCTCCAAGGCCCGAAGGGCGACCCCGGCGAAAAGGGCGACCCCGGTGAAAAAGGCGATACCGGTGCAACTGGTGCAACCGGCCCGCAGGGTGAGCAAGGTCCGCAGGGACTTCAAGGCCCGCAGGGTGAGCAGGGTCCGCAGGGCGAGAAAGGCGATACCGGCGAGACCGGCGCGACGGGCGCAACTGGCCCCGAGGGTCCGGCAGGGCCGAAGGGTGACACCGGTCCGGAAGGCCCGCAGGGTCCGCAGGGTGTGCCGGGCGAACAGGGACCGCAAGGCCCGACCGGACCCGCTGGCGCGGCGGGCAAGAGCGCTTATCAGAGCGCCATGGAAGCCGGGTATTCCGGCACGGAGACCGCCTTCAACACGGCGCTGAAAGACGTGCCGGGGCACATTGGCGATACCACCAAGCACATCACGGCGTCGGAGCGGGAGGCGTGGAACGGCAAGCAGGGCAAACTCACCGGCACCGCGGGCCAGTTCGTCGGATTTGATGCCGACGGGAACGCCGTGGCCGTGGCTGCAAATAGCAGTGTAACGGTCACCTTTACGGCAAATGACTGGACGGGCGACGACGAACCGTTCACGCTCACGATTCCGAAGACCTCACACAAGAGAAGCAGCGCGGACTTCACCTTTGATGCCTACTCCCTTTGCAGCGACGGCAAATATGCGAAAAACACATGGGCCGTGCTTGAGCTGGACGTTGAATACACGGCGGCGACGGGAGCCTTTAAGCTCATGAGCGACACGAAGTTTGCCGGTAAGATCGTTTTTGCGGGGTGAGAGGATGCGAGCATACAGAGAGGCGGAGCTGACCGTCCGCTTTCGGGACGGCGGTCCGGACGCACAGGTGAAGATCGACTGTGAGCGCGGCGTCATTTGCATCACGACCTTCGACCGACGGAACATTCCGCGGCCATCAAAGATCATTTTCGCGGAGAACGATGTGCGCTATAAGCTGCCGTACAAGCCAGTCGTACACGCCGAGCGCGGAGAACGCCTTACGGAGACCCTGCGGCGCGCCGGTGTGATCGAGCAGGGCGAGGCCGGTCTCGAGGACCTTGCTGTGGAGTATCGGCGCACGGCAGCGCAGATCAGCATTAAAATTCGCGAATGCCGGGAAGCCGGCATAGATACCGGGCATCTGGGCGCGATGCGGCGAGACCTGCGGGAGGCCGCAGCGGTCCTGACCCGATATTATGATTATCCCCGCTTCGGTGTCGGGATATGGGAGCCGAAGCACAAGCGCGGAAAGCGATAACTTTGCACAGGAGGCAGGAGCATGAAAACAGGAAACAGCTATTACGGCGTCAAGTACAAGATCAATGGTCATCGCGTCGGCAACGTCTTTGCATTATCGAGCGAGTACCACGTCACATTCGAGCGGTGCTATTCGGAAAATACGCTCGAATCGGTCGAGGCCATCGACTGGAAGAATGTCACGGTCGAGCAGATTCGCACGGATTGCCCCGCCTGTCCGCTGCCGGAGGGCTACGCCTTCACCGTGAAGGCGATCCAGTACGACATGAACACGCAGAGCATCAAGGTGATCATCAAAGCAGACAAGCAGCATTGGGGAGATGTCACGCCCTATCAGGCGCAGATCGAGAGCCTGAACGCTGCCGTCGCCCAGAAGGATACGCAGCTCACCGAGAGCGAAGAAAACCTTGCCGCTGCCAACGCGCAGCTGGCGGAACTGGAGGCCACCTATGATGCAAACTGAAAAGCTCAACGCCATTAAGGGCGCGATCACGGACGGAAAGCTCGTGCGGGCCGCCGGCGGCATCACGCAGCGCACGGAGCAGAGCGACAAGCTCGGCTTTGACTGGAGGATCTTCACCGTCAACGACGTGGACGTCCGAAAGGATTACGTCGAGCAGGCAAATCCGGTCGGCATGAGCGCTGACAATCCCATCGAATACACGGAGGGCGTGCCGCTCATCAACAACGCCTTCTACCGCGTGGACGGTGTGATCAAGGTCTACATGGACGGCTGGGTAGACTGGGAGGGCTGAACGCATCAGTCATTAACGAATTGAGGAGACGACGATGAGCGAGAAAATCGACGCTCTCCGCCAGCGGCACAGTGAGCTGCTTGCGCAGATCGCTGAAGCACGCGATAACGGTGCGGACGAGCTGGAGATCGAAATGCTGCGCGAGGAATTGGCGAATGTCCAAGCGATGCTTCACGCCATTGCCCCGCGCAGAGCCAAAGCGCCGCGAGCGAGAACCGTGTCGATGGCCGCTCAGGCAGAGAACGGCGGCGAAATGTCCCTCGGAGACCGCGCGCAATTTCTCTCTTGGGAGCAGGCGGACAATTCGCTTGATGATGAGATCGAGTCCGGAAGAAAGCAGATGCTTTCGGCGGCACAGCGGGGGCTTGAAGCATTGACAGAACGGCAGCGCAAGGTCCTTGAGCTGAACCGCGACGGCGCATCCGTGACGGAGATCGCCAAACGGCTCGGCATCGGGAAGAGCACGGTTTCCCGTACTCTCTCCCGCGCAAAGAAAGCCGTGCGGGAGGAGGTCGAGCTGACAATGGCGCAGGCGGCGTTAAGCGGACAGACAGAGCTTGACCTCGCCGACCGCGAAACGGCAAATCTCCTTCTTTCGGCGATAACGCCGCGGCAGGCTGCTTATCTGTATCTATACTACGGTGAGTGGCTGTCACTGCGGGAGGTCGCTTCGCTCATCGGTGTGGATAAGGCGACGGTGCTGCGCACAATCCGCAGAGCGCTGCGCAACATCGGAGCGATGACCGGCTTTCAGCCGACGACGCTGCGCGGCATGGACGGCCTCGACGAGCTGGCTTATAGCATTTACCGGGAATTGCAGGAGCAGGATGCCGTTGTGCCGCAGGAATGCAGACCGGCACCGCTGCGCAAAGGGCAAAGCAGCCCGCGCAAGCCGTGCGAGCCGGATAAAGCGCCGATGCCGCCGCTGACGATCATCCGTGCAAAGCGGCACAGGGGGCAAATGCTGAGAGAGCTGGAGCGGCTTTCCGCAAACGGGCAGAGCGCGCAGCTCTGGCTTATGGAAATATTCCGAAAGCTGGCGAAAAACCTCAAGAGCGCAGGACGCTGGCTGCGCCGTAACCGCTGACAAATCAAACAGGCGGCTTTTTTGCCGCCGGAAAGAGAGAACGCCTATGAACCTATCGACCGTTGCAAGGTGGGCAGCATCAATGAGATCACCGGCGAAAAATACGCCGATGACAAATAAATTTTGGACAAAGAAAAGGAGAACAAAATAATGACTACTACTCGTATCGCATCCGACGGCAAGCCCATCGAGGTCACCGACATCCCCTACGGTCTGAGCGAGAGCGCGGGCATCAAGAACAGCATCGTGCAGCCCGTTATGGCGCGCGACCTCTCCCGCGCCGGCACGGAGATCTATGTCGCCCCCTGCTACAAGCTCACCTACGACGCGGACGGCTACTGCGTCAAGATGACGACCTGCGCCATCCCCGAGGACATCGCGGAGAAACTCGCGGCGTTCAACAAGTAAACAGAGCGGGGGCTATCCCCCGCTCTATCCTAAGGAAAGAGAGACAACGCCTATGGAAGATTTGGCTGTGAAGCTGCAGGAGGTCAAGGACCGCTCGCTCCGAAACGAGGGGCGCATCAAGCAGTTAGAGGTAGATCAGCGGGCGCTGAATGAATTGGCGCTGTCGGTCAAAGAGCTGGCGACCGACCAGACGAACATGAAGGAGGACATCGGCGAGATCAAGGCCAATGTGCGGAGCCTGACCGCCGTGCCGTCCAAGCGCTGGGAGAAGGTCGTGGAGCTGATGATCGCGACCGTCGTGGGCGCGTTCATGGCGTGGCTTTTGACAGGGGGCGCGGTATGAGGGACATCAAAGGCTCCACCTCGGAAGAGGTACGCATGATCCGCGCCATCCAGCGCTCCGTCGGGGCGCTGGACAACGGCTGGATCGGCAACCAGACCTTGAGCGACATCGCCGCCAAGCTCGGCGCGGACTGCTTCCCCCTTAACGTCGAGCTGTACGGCCAGCCCTGCATCCTCGCGCGGGACATCGAGCCCGTCAACATGAGCGGGCCGCTGCCGAAGAACGCCATCTCGGGGAGCTTTTCTTGGCAGGGGCAGCCGTGCAGCATCCTCGTGCGCGGCGGCAAGGTCGTGCGCGGCATGAGCTGCCACTATCCCCGCCCCGAGAGCGTGCTCTACAAGACCACGGACAGCGCGGTGCGCATTGCCCGCGTGTCCTCGGTCTCCGCGCTCGACAATGTCGTGTGGGCGGTCGGGGGCATGGGCCTGCTCGGCGGCTACGATCCGGAGCTGGACGGCTTTACCGGCGTCTACTCCGATGTGCTGCGCAAGACCAACCACACCGTCCTCGGCTATAAGGGCGGGCTGCTCTACGGCGTCTACTGCCGCAGCATGACCGCTCAGCAGGTCAACGCGCTTTGCCGGGACAAGCTTAAGCTGGAATACGCCGGCATGCTCGACGGCGGGCACGTCGCCGCCATCAACGGCGCGTGTAACAAGATCAACACACATACGCGGCAGTTCTATGCCGTGCGGTTTCTGTAAAGGAGGCAAAAATGCAAAATCGACTTGCCAATCTGCTCACGGTCAAGAGCATTGTAACCGTCGTGCTCACGGCGGTTTTCTCGGTGCTTGCCCTGCGCGGCACCATCAGCGGGACGGAGTTTTTGACGATCTTCACGACCATCATCGCCTTCTACTTCGGCACGCAGACCGAGAAGAACAAGAAAAATGAAGATATTCCTTAAGACCTTAACCGCGTGGGAGGGCGCGGTGCTCGGCGACGCGGTGCATAAACAGATCGTAGACGCCTACAACAGCTACCTCCCACATCCGCGCGGACACAAGCTCACCTATTCGGACGACTACTGCGCGGCGATGGTGTCCGCGGCGGCGATCCTCTGCGGCCTGACGGAGGTCATTCCCATCGAGTGCAGCTGCAGCGAGCAAATGAGCTGGTATCGGGCGCGCGGCCAGTGGATCGAGGACGACGCGCACATCCCAACGGTCGGCGAGCAAGTGTTTTACTGCTGGAACGACCGCAAGGACTACGCCCTCACGGACTGCACCGGCGCGCCAAATCACACGGGCATCGTGACCGCCTGCGACGGGCAGAAAATCACGGTGTTCGAGGGCAACAAGGGGAGCCGCCACGAGTGCGCGTACCGCGTCCTCCCCGTCAACGGACGCTATATTTGCGGCTTCGGCATACCGAAATACCCCGCGGACAAGACCGTGCTCACGCGCGGCGACAAGGGCGCGGCGGTCGGTAAGCTGCAAGAGCTTCTCAACGCCTGCGGCTACGAGCTGGACGTTGACAACTCCTTTGGCCCCGCGACGCAGAAGGCGTGGGGAGAGTACATCGCGGCATACATTCAGCAGATCATAAAGGAGTGAAGTGAGCATGGCCTATAACGAAAAGACAAACTACGCCAATGAGCGGAAATATCTCAACAATCTCATCTCCGGCGGCGGGGGCAACGCCGAGTGGGCGAAGAACCAGATGAAGGCGCTGAACTCCGCCGAGCAGAAGTACGGAAATTCCGGCGGCGGCTCCGATGGAGGTTCCTCCGGCGGCAGCTCCGGTGGTTCGGGCGGCGGATACACGCAAAAGACCGGGAAAGCCTATTATTATGATACGGAGAGCCCGACACAGACCGGATGGGTCCGTGAGGATGGCAGCGCGCCAAACTCGAATTACAAGGACACCACGCCCTACGCAAAGGGCACGAAGGGCACCTACTCCGGCGCCGACCTGTCGCGTGATATGCGCTGGGCCGGGAAAACTGTGCAGAAGAACGGTTACGCCATTACATACGACGAAAACGGTTACGCTGTGAGCGCAATCAACGTCCGCAATGGTGCGGCGCGAGAGGACCTTGCTAACGTTTATCCGCGCGTAGACGCAGACGGTGAGCTGATCTACCCGACGTATGCGGACGGCACAAGAGGCAGCGGGTATGCCGGGACTTCCAGCGGAGGTTCCGGCGGCGGCTCCGGTGGTGGTTCCTCCGGCGGAGGAAGCACCGACATCATCGGCTACTCGCCGGGCGGCGGAGAGTATCCGGTCGGCAGCGAACGGGGAATCGGCTTTGTCAAAAACGCGACCGCGGGGAGTAAGATCATCGGCTCGGACGGAAGTGTGTGACTGAAGAACAAGGACGGCAGCACGACCATCACAAAGAATGGGCAGACCTACACGATCAGCAAGCAGGGGAACAATGCATCGGAGGAGCTGGAAGCGCTCCGGCGTGAGCTGCAGCAGCTTTATGGAGAGCAGGGCTCGTATGCGCAGGCCTTGGCCGCGCAGCAGGAGGCGAACCGTGCCAACGTGCAAAAGGCGGTCGGGAGTCTGCAGGATCAGAAGCGGGATACGGAGACGAGCTATGCAAATATGTTCCGCCAACTTTATCTGAACAAAATGAAGTCGCAGAAGAACATCGGCCAGCAGATCGCGGCACAGGGAAAGACCGGCGGCGCGGCGGAGAGCACACTGCTCGGGCTGGACACGAGCTACAGCGACGCCCTGCGGCAGGGCGAGCAGGGGCGCATCGGCGCCCTCGGGGACCTTGACCGCGCGATCACGGACGCCGAGCTGACGGGCGACATTGCCAATGCCGAACTCGCGGCGGCGAATGCCAAGGAGCGCACGGACAGCTATGCCGATGTGCTGCGCGACCTGATGGACCGCTACGACCAGCAGAATGCGCAGAACGCGGCATACGAGCGGGAGGATGCGGACAACGCAAGAGCCTACGCCTATAAGACGGCGATGCAGCTGCTGCAGAGCGGAAGCATGGCGAGCGACGAGCTGCTGGAGAGCGCCGGCATCAGCAAGGCGGACGCGCAGGCGATGGTGGCGGCGGTGGCCGCGCAGAGGGCCGCGGCGGTGGCCGCGCAGAAGGCCACGGCGAAAAGCTCCGGCAGGACGACTACGCCCAGCAAGACCAGAGCTGCGGTGAGCAGGGAGATCCTTCTCAGCAATGGCTATGATGAGGATGCGTGGAGGGACCTTGAGGCGTATTACGGCTTGACAAGGGACCGCATTGCTCAGGCGGACCCCGAACTGGCAGCGGCCTTGCAGATGAGCGGTAGAACCGCTCCCTCGGAGGCGGAACAGCTTGCGGCGCGGGACAAGAATTTTGCGACGTGGCTGAACGAGGCGAACCGTCTTGCCGAGGGCGGGACATCCGTGCAGAGGCTCGCGGAGATCCTGCAGAGCTGGATCGCCCTCGGGAGGATCACGCAGGAGCAGGGCAACATGATCGCGGCAACATTCGGATATTGAGGAGGTTACAATGGGAGCGCTTGACAATATGCTTGCCGGAAAGCGGCGGGAGAGGACGACGACCGGAGCGCTCGACCGCATGATCGAAGCCTCGAAGCAGGAACAGACTGGGACGCAGACCGCGCCCCGGTCTGTTGCCGCAATGCGGAAGAGCGAAGAATACAGACCGCTGAAAACAGCGGAGGAAACGGTGAGAACGACCACAGAGGACACTTCACGCAGCGGCGAAAAAGCCGACACGCCGACACTCGGCGGACGGCTGAAGAGAATGGCATCGGGTGCGGGAAAGCAGTACGTCTCCGGCTATGCCAACCTCGCGGGACTGGGGCAGACCGGCACGACGAAACGGATGAGGTCAGAAGCGGCGGAGGAGCTTGACAACCTGGAGCGCGAGATCGCGGTGCAGAAAACACTGCTGGATGATCCAAACGCCAGCGAGGCAGATCGCGAGAGTGCCCAGAGCATGATCGAGGGCATGGAGAAAAAGGCGGACGCCTACCGAAGGGCCTACGGGACCGGAGGCGAGAACGAAAAGACGGCGGCGAAGCTATATAAAACAGCAGACGATCTTGCCGAGCGCGGCGCACAGGACGTGCAGGAGGCAAAACGGGGACTTGGCAAGGTGGGCTCGCTTGCGGTCGATGCGGGCGTCGGCGGAATGCAGCTTGGCGCGGATATTCTCCTCGGCTTGCCGACCGGCGGGGCGATGGTTCCGATGGCGCTTCGGAGCGCCGGCGGCGCGTCACAGGAGGCGCGGCAGGAGGGCGCATCACACGAACAGCAGGCCGGGTACGGTATGGCGGCCGGTGCGATCTCCGTGCTGACTGAGGGCCTGAGCAACGCGGCGAAGCCGCTTGCCAAGGTGTTCGGGAAGGGTATCGCGGACGATATGGTGGATCAGGCGGTGAAGTCCCTTGCCGCACGTCTTGCGAAAACGCCGACGGGGCGCGCGGCTGCGCAGGTGCTGCTCAAGACCGGTGTGAGCGCACTCGGCGAGGGCTTTGAGGAAATGGCCGAGGATGCCTTTGACGTTGCGGCAAAGCGGATGATCTATGATCCGACGGCGGAGCTCGATGTGGGCGAAATGCTCTATGACGGACTGGTCGGCGGAACGCTCGGCGGCGTGCTGGGGCTTGGCGGGGAGATCGTCGGAGCACGCGGCGAATACGAGAAATACCGGCTCAAGACGGCGGAGGAGCTGGCGGCACAGAAAAAAGCCGCCCCCACAGCGGAGAGCGGCGTGCAGACGGAGACGACGCCAAAGTACCTCAAGACGGTTGAGGAGATGGCGGCGGAAAGAAATGCCGCCGCAGAAGAAACGGCGGTAACAGTTGAAAGCGGCCCGACCGCGCTTACGGAGCGAAATCGAGAGAACAATACGCTGGCATATACGCTGGCGACCAACGTCGGCTCGCTCGAAAGTATGCAGCCGGTGACAAAGCTCCGCGGCACGGAACTGAATGACCGGACAGTAAAACCGGATCAGCAGATTCGGAATTTCTTCCGGACCATTGGAGGAAAAATCTTTCGCAGCGGCTTTGGCGACGTGAGCCTTGGCGAGTACGGTGTGGGGGGTGTGCTGAATCATAGACCGCTGAACCGCGCAAAAATGCTGAGTCTTGCCGCTGTGCCGGATGTTATTCAGAGCGGCAGACAAATCAGCTACACGGAAAACTGGAAAGAACGCGGGTATAAGAGCTATATCTTTGCTGCGCCTGTTGTGGTTGGAAAGGACACGGTATACGTTGCGGCGGTGGTGGATCAGAGACCGGATAACAAATTCTATCTGAGCGAAATGGTAGATTCCAATGGAAACTATGTCAGAATAAACGAAAGCCCCTCCGGCAGCTCAAAAAGCGGGGTTACCGATGGTGCCGAAAATATCGACGGGGCCGGAGTTACCGCAAGGCCGGAAGGGCTTTCTGAGGGAAATGCCCCCTCCACCTCGCAAAATGAGGTGAAACCAGCATTTCCTTTTGTTGACACTACTGTACCACAAGATACGGCGGGTGTCAATGCTCAGGATATGCAGGGAGACGCGGAATATGCGCAGGAGGGGCCGCGGTATCTGAAGACGGCGGAGGAAATGGCAGCGGAGAGAGCAGCTGCGGAGGAGGCGTCCTATCGGCAGGCCGAGCAGACCGCCAAGGACGATGAGATCGGCGAAATGCTGGACGATCTTCGCCGGCAGGCACCGCAGGGGCCGGAGAAGCCGAGCACGGTACGCGGAACCGGCGCGATGGACACGCTGGATATCCGCATCGAGGGAGATCAGGGCGATTACGGCAGGTCCGCAGCTCTGCGCGGTGCGGAGGAGGCGAAACGGCAGACGATCCGTGCGAGACGAAAGGCAGAGGAGCAGATGAGCCCGACAGCGGCAGAAAAAACCTTCGCAAAGGGCGTGGCCGACGGCACCTATCAGGAAAATGATATTCCGGCGAGCATGAACCGTGAGAAGGTACTCGCGCTGGCGGACTATTACTATGCGGAGAGCACCTTTAAGGGCATCGGCGGTGTGCAGGAGCGGGCAACGGAGATCCGTGCGCGGAACGAGACGCTTGCAAAAGAGGTTTTTGAGAAAGCCGAGAAGTCCTACCGACCGATGAATATGCTCAAAATGAACCTCAATACGCCGGAGCGTGTGATGCGCAGAAGCTTCGGGGAAACCATCGGCGAGGAGATCAACAGCACATACTTTTATCCGACGCAGAAGAACGAAGCGGAAAAGGTGCGCTGGATCAACCGGATGCTCGATGAGGTGCGAACCTTCAAGGGCAGAAATGGCACCGAGAGCGAGCTGACGCAGGCGGAGCGGGCCTTTGTGCAGCAGATCATGGAGGATCGCGCGGTGGGCGAGACTGTTGCCTCGATGGAGCTGCGGGGAAGCATTGAAAGCGCGGCGGAGAACATCCGCGGCGGCGCCGAGGCAAAGGACGCCGCGAGGGAGTTCGGCCTTGACCGAAAGGAGCGCGAGCTCGCCGAGCGTCTGGCCCGCTGGAGGACCAACGAGGAGCTGCTTGCTTCAGGCGAATGGGACAGCATGAAGATCGAGAACGCTGTGGAAAAGTTTTCAAAGCAGTATGACCTGTTTTATGACGCTATCAACGACTTCCTGACCGCGCATGGCTTTGCGCCGATCGGCTTTATCAAGGGCTATGCGCCGCACATGCAGAAAGCGGAGACGCAGAACAAGATCTCCTCCGCACTTAAGGCGATGGGCGTCAACATCGACGTGACGGAGCTGCCGACCTCTATTTCCGGCCGCACGGCAGACTATAAGCCGGGCAAGCGCTGGGTAGGGAACTTCCTGCACCGAAAGGGAAGCAGCACGGACTATGATATCTCGGCGGGCTATGAGAGCTATGTCGGAAAGATCGCGGATGTGTTCTACCACACGGACGACATTGCACGGCTGCGCGGTCTGGAGCGGTACCTCCGCAAGACCTATGCACCGGAGGAGATCAGCAATGCCATCGACCATGCGCAGAGCCTGCGCAATGTGGACAATGCCACAAAGCGCGCGGCGCTGGAGGATGCCGGCGTTGTGGACGGCGGCACGGAGCTGTCGGCGGTGAAGATGAGCGAGGAGCTGGAGAAGTACATCGGCAGTCTTTACGACGATGCATCGAAGATCACGAAGTATGGGGAATTTGTAAAGTACATCGACAACTATGCGAATCTGCTGGCGGGCAAGCAGAGCATGGCCGACCGAGGATTGGAGTACATTGCCGGCCGCACGAGCCTGAACGCCGGCAACAAGCTTGTGTCGATGTTTGCCAGAGCACAGGTGGCGGGCAACCTCAGCTCGGTGCTCAACCAGAGCTCGCAGCTCAAGGACATTGCGGCCGAGATCCCGGCGAAGCATATCACGAAGGCCATCGGAGATATCTGCCGCGGCACCGGCGGCAAGCCGTGGAACGTGAAAAACACGGAGATGTTCAATAGCTACGATCTGCTCACCGGCAAAAAGGGGATCGAGTATCTGACGGCGAAGGACAATAAGGCGAACGCTTTTGTGACCGGCCTCTTCAAGCCGGCGGACATTGCGGACAGCCTTGTTTCGGCGCTCGCGGTGCAGAGCAGGTACAACCAGCTCATTAGCGAGGGAAAATCGGAAGCGGATGCCAAAACGGGTGCGGACAGATGGGCGACGAGCATCATGGCTTCGCGCATGAAGGGCTCGCGACCGATGATCTTCGAAAGCAAAAATGTGGTGACGCAGATGATCTCGATGTTTCAGGTCGAGGCGGCAAACAGCTGGGCTCACCTGACGCAGGACCTGCCGGCAAAGGTGAAGAGCATCGAAACGCAGTACGGCAAGGGCGCGGCACAGAAGTATGTTGCGGTGACGGCGACAAAGGGGCTGCTTTCCGCTTTTCTGATGAATCGGATCGCGGAGGCAGCCTATGGCGGTACGCCTGCGAGCTTTGATCTGCTCGGCTATGCGGCGAGATTCATCTCGTCCGGCATGGGCATCACCGTCAACGAGGGGCTGAAGCGCATTTTTGAGGATATGGCGGAGACCGTGTTCGGAGAGAACATCTTCGGCGGAGACGACGAGGATGACGAAGATGACGAGGACAAGAATCGGACGTTTGACTTCGATGCAGCGGTCAGCGATGCAGCATACGATATCAGCAACGACATCCCGTTCGTGCGCGGCGTCTCCGGCGCACTGGGCCTCGGGGATCAGACGCTGCCGCTGGCCAACGTTGCCGAGGCAGTCGGCGGTGTGAAAAACGCTCTGACAGCGGAGGACAGGAGCGCGGGTCAGATCGCGGATGCCGCGTTGGAGCTTGGCAGCACGCTCGTCCCAGGCGGACGTCAGCTCCAGAAGACGTATCAGGGTGCAAAGACGATGCTGCAGGGCGGACGCACCTACGGCTACGGTGACAAAAAACGGCTGCAGTACACCGTGGAGCAGACACCGCTCAAAGCGTTTCAGGCTCTTGCCTTCGGCAACAGCGGACTTTCGGAGACGAGAGACTTTTATGCGGGGGATGCTAAGGGATTGAGTGTAAGACAGACACAGGCGGTTGAGGAGCTGCACAGCATCGGCGTGGATCGCACGGAGGCTTACGGTATCATTCGGAAGATGCGGGGAGCAGAGAAGCAGGCGGACAAGGCGAGGATCGTTGCCGCGAGTGATCTGACGGATGAGCAGATGATCCGGCTGTATGGAAGCATTTCGAGCGAGAAGGAAGCGGAGAACATTGCGGCGGCCTATAGTGCAGACATCAGCCCTGCGGTGTACATCGGACTCAAGACGAAGGCGGGCGCGATGGAAGCAGACCGCGACGCCGATGGTGAGGTCATCAACGGCTCGAAACGGGAAAAGGTGCTGAAGCTGATCGACAGCATGGAGCTGAGCGATTACCAGAAGGACGTGCTTTATCTGACTGAGGGGTATTCGGAGAAGACGATCGATGATGCGCCGTGGAACCAGAGTGAGTATGAGAAGTATCGGCTGAAGCTTCCAAAGTACGAGCTGCCGGAGTATGAGCTGAAGGTGAAGCCGCTGCCGCGGCCGTAAGCAACAGAAAAGCCCGTCTTTTCGACGGGCTTTTTCCTATGGCTGGCAAATGAGGCAGGGGGAGTATCCACGAAAAATACATTGGTCGCGGGATGTGGGAGTAACGCTGTGTGACAGGCCGAGCGCGGTACACGATGCGCTTTTGTGATAGACTCTTGAAGCGTCGCCGATATAAACAGTCGTTGCCTGGAGATCCTCGAGTGTCCCTTCCAAAAGTTCGACGCGGGTACGCAGCATATTGATCGTATCGTTATTGAGACTGATCTGAGCGTTTGCCTTTTCGAGCTCACCGACCAGGGAGGACACTTCATTACGGGATTGCATGAGGAGACAACAGACGACCGCGAGTGCGCAGATGCAAATGGCGAGGGCGAAAAGAAAAAACTTATCGAAATGAGAGAGTGCACGACGCATTTGAAACAGCTCCTTTCTTCGATGATGAAACAATATCATTGGAGAAAGGAGACTGTCAAGCACATAGATTTGTTACTAACAGGTTAAATCTGTGCATAATGACGGGTTGCGAAAATGGGGGATTTGAAAGAGAATGCCAAAGAATACGAGGAAGAAAGAGAAATTTACAGGAAAACGGGGCGATAGGGATAAAATTGTGTTAAGATTGGCCGCTTTGGGCATTTCGCCGCGGCTGCATAAAACGCCC